AAAGTAAGGGTTGAAGTACTTAAGATGTATCACATCACTTGCTGGTAAATTATCCCATCCTACCAAAGTAAATGTGTACGCTTCAACCCCATTAATAGTGCCATCAGAAACGATAGCTACATATTGGGATGGGAGAACTACTAATTCTTGCACCTTACCATTAGACAATCTATTTGCCCATATGTAAGTATTACCTGTTATTAGTTTGTAACCAACCATGTTCTCCATTAACTCGGAGAATGATTGATATTCATTTGGTTGTTGTAATAAATCATTTAGTGGAGAATCAGCAACTTCTTCTATTGCTTTTACTCTAACTAGCTCAGCCTTAGCTAAATCAGCTACTGAACTTGCGTTTGCGATTAATGACTTGTACTGATTAAACGCTTTTTTGTTTTTAACGCTATAAACGTAGAAAGGAACTGTAGATACTGTCTTAGCTATTCTTTTGATGATAGCATATACTTCACTATTGTTACAATAGTCATTTACATATTTCTTTTGATTTATCTCAGGATATAAAACTCTTCCTTGAATTAAACCTGCAAAGTCGGCTAAAGGATTACTTGAGAAACCTATATTAGTTGCCGCTTTCTTTTTGAAGGGAATGATACCTCCTATAAATTCAGTAAATTTCACGCTATAAGATGTTTTTACAAAAGTAAACAATTTTTAACCTATACAACCCATCCTCTTTTCGGTTTAGCAAATTTTGTGTATATAGCATACCTCATTGCATCCATTAAGTGGTCTCTATATTTCACAGGTTCATCCAAAGTATTGCCATCCGTATCTGTTTTCCATTTGTAATTCTTTACTTCATCTAACAAATCCAAAGAATCACTTTTGATTACTAGTGGAAAGGATTTAACCTTATTGATTCCTGCGAATACATCTTTTACCGCACTCTTCAAATTAAACCCTGCTTTGTTAACTTCAGCAATGGTTTTTGGTTCAGCAGGATCAGCATAGATTTCTGAGTTCCTATCTAAGCCCAAAGCCCTCATCCTATCGATTAAAAGGGCTGTTGACATTTTAGTGTCGTAAATGAGCTGGTCCACATACATTTCGTTATCGTAGAATTTGACACGAACGAGTGCTGTCTGATTGTTGAAGCCAAAGTCCAAACCATAAAATATATCCCCTCCTTCTGGGAAAGTTCTTCTGCGTTTCCAATGAGTATAAATAGTCGCTTCCGAGATGGCTCTTTCACCTAAACCATAAACTCTCCAGTATTCATGGTCGGCATCTTTAAGCCTTTCAATCTCCTCAACGATAGATTTTTCTAAAAATGGGTTATCCCTGTAGGTAGTGATGGTAAAGTCAGCATCCTCACGAGGAATCACCTTGTCATATATCCAAGAGTAATAATCCGATGGGTTATAGTCAATTACAATCTTCTCGGTTGTACGAAGGGCTAACTGCATCCAAGATTCGTAGTTTACCTCATTCGCCTCGTTAATGAAAAGGTAGTTACGCTTACGACCTCTGATTTTTTGAGGCTGATCTGTAGAAACAAACTCTACGGTGTTTCCTCCTAAAAAGTACAGACTTTCTGATTTGTTGTGTTTGTCTTCTGAGTAAAGCCCATATTTCGAAAGTATCTCTATGAAGTCTCTCATTACAGAACCCTTTATAGACGGTAGTGAGGAACGGCAGATAGTCAATGTTTTTCCCTTTTCTTGTAACAGTTTGACGATAAACCATGTCAAGATATTGTATGTCTTGCCACTTCTTGTTCCTCCTTGCATAACTGAGATTTTTTTTGGACTCTCTTGCAAGATTTGGAATACCTTGTTGGTAGTTACGTTCATTCATGTTGGTTTTATGATTCATTTTGACTCATTTTAAGGCAAAATAAGTCAGTTTATTTGTTTTTTGACACATATATACTATTTTGGTATTAAAGTGTCTTAAATCGTCTCTAAATGCCCTTTAAATTGATTTTAGACTACTCTTCATACTCATCTTGGTCATTTAGGTCTAAATATTCGCCTTTATCGTGGTCATACAATGGAATTTCATCTATTTCTCCTGCTTTAGTAGCTGGAATCACCATTCCTGGTTCTACTTGGGTATCAAAGTTGATAATCTCTCCTTCAGGTAACTCTTTGTGCTCGTCACCATCTAACTGCTTTTGAATATTCGGTAGTTCTTCAGGTCTAACTACGTTGACTGTAATCTGCTTCACTACATCTCCTTCGTGAGCAACCTCTTGTTTCTCGATATAGCCCCTACGCTTTCCTTTGGTTTTTAGTAGGAACATCGTAGCTAAGGTATCACCCCTAGCAATCCTCTCCATTAGCTTCTGCTCTCCAAAGTCTAACATAATCTCTTCAGGCTCAATTTCAGCTAGTCGCTTTCTGAACTCAGGGTCTTTCTCACACCAAGACTTGTACATCCCTCTTGATACCCCTGCTGCTTCACAGCTAATGGTGATATTACCAAAGTTCTCCTTATAGGCTATGATAAAAGCCTCTTTACTTATCTCTTTAAATTCCGCATTCATTGTTGTGTGGTTTAAGTTACTTCTTAGGTTTTGGTTTACACTTGTACATATTATATATTATTTTAATGTGTCTATTACAAAATAAAAAAAATCAAAATACAAAAAAGTTAAAGTCATTGTTTGTTATCAGAATTTTAGGGGGCACAAGCCACTCCCCTATTCTTTTACACGAACAAAAAGGGTAGGGGGTCTATCCTAATAACCAATAATAAATATTATGTTAAATAGCTTATCCTATCCCCTCCCCTATCGAGGCAAAGCTAGTATAATTTAATGAACTGTTTCTCACTCAATTGCGTCAACTAAATAAACTTTTAATACATACACTAACTATATCTTTATTTTATCTAGTTAATATTACATTATATCTAATATAATATATAATATAAGGATATATTTATAAAGTATCTTATACTTTATATTATAATATACCTTATAAAATATATATGTTAAAGGATAGTTAAATTAGAACTTTTTTATAAATATTTATAATATTTTGTACTTTGTATTAATATAGTACTTATCTTTATGTCATAATCAAATCAAATAAAACTATGGAAACACTATCTATTTTTATCCAATTCTTTGGAGCTTCAGTATTTACAGCGTTTGTTTATAACGTTGCTTTATTAATCATTAACCAATTAAAAACTAAGTAACATGAACCAATTCATTACATTACCAGAACTAGTATTTATCCTCATTATTTGCTTACCTGTTTATGCATTAGGAAAAACAATAATTGAGACAATCAAAGACAATTCAAACAATAACCAATAAAATCAAACACAATGCAAACAACAAGACAACAAGAAACAAGACAAACGTACAATGGCTGGACGAACTATGCTACATGGAGAATCGCATTAGAGTGGTTCGATGACTTTAACCCTCACGAACATGAAACGGATGTTTATACACTTTCAAGACTTTTGCAAAGCTATGTAGAGGATACTTTGTCAGAAACAACAGTTCAAAGCCAGATCGTTATTGACTATGCTTTAGCCTTTACTAGCGATGTGAACTGGTATGAAATAGCCGAACATTTAATTCAAGAAAATAATTAACCAATAAAACTACAAAACATGAGTATTTATTCTATTGCACAAACTAAATTTTTATCTGACATTGAACAGGCTGAGAAGTTTTTGACACATTACGAAATGTTTACTTTATTTCTTGACTCAATGCCAAAAGACAAAAAGCAGTCTTTTTTAGAGGATATTAAAGATGAAATGAGAAACGAGGGTTATGCCATTTTTAAGGCTAAAACCCTTTTAGATCAAATTAAATTAGATGAATTAGAGGAGATTTTATGCCCTTATTATAACGATAGGGTTTTATTGTAGGTTAACTGATGAGGCTTAAATAGCCGAAACTTTGCCCCATTTATTGGGGCTTAGTCTTAACCAAAAATCAAACAAGATGGAGCCTATTAGCTTTGAAGTATTACCAAATGGCTTTTTTAAGTTAACCGCAGTAGTTAACAGCCAATTAATCACTAGAAAATATATCTATTGCACAAAGAGAGAAGCAAAAAAGCTATTTAAAGCCGAAATAAGACAAGTAAAAGCTAGATGGTACGATTACCTTGCTAGATAATTTTAGGGCAAATTTGGGGCTCTAAATAGACAATATTTGGGCTGTACTATGTATGCTGTATATGTATGCTTTGTAGTATATGTATGCAACTGTATTGCAGTCGCAAAAACCTGCCAAAAACCCTTTGCAAAAACTCCCCAAAAACCCTACAAAAACTCCGCAAAAATCTTGTTCCTAAAAATCTAGCAAAAATCTTTTATGAAAATATTAACAAAAATCTTTAAAATTATTCCAAAAACTTCCTAATTTTACCAAAACTTTTAAACTTAAACAAAAAACTATGAAAAAATTTGAATTTATCTGCAAGACAGATCTTATTACTGGTCAAACAGTATGGCTTACTAGAGAAGATGGCATTTATGTATCTAATAGCCTTAGATTAAACAAGGATGATGCGTATAATATATTCATTAAACTAAGCAATCAAGAGGTGTTAGAGATTTTCGAAGTACTAGAGACAAAAACTTCCCCCAACGAATAAAACAAAAACCCCTAAAAACCCATGAACAAGATTACTCAAGACTTAAAAAGAAAAGGAGTTAAAGAAGAACTAACCTATGTAAATTCCAATGGT